TTTTCCACTTCTAACTTTTGTAAAATCTAGATGATATATTTCGCTAATTGTATTCCCATCGTTTGACCAAATTATGTTCAATGAATACCCACCGAACATGATATAATCTTGTGCGCATTTTTCAAACACATCGTTCCAACTTTCAATCGGATTCGCACGCACTAAAACGTAGTTTAAAGCCTCATCAGTGGTCTTTAATCCATTGCCAATGGTAGCGTCTATCTTTGATTGAATAGCTGTTCTATTGATAGCTGAACGTAGAAAAAGACTAGCTATAAATTGTGGGTATAAATTATCTTCTCCATAGCTTATCCATTTTTTAGAACCACGTTCTGAAAAGGTAGGTAAATCTATTTGTATTTGTGAAATCGAATTGAATGCAAAATTATTCATATATCTTTAAATATCTTTTTTAGCGTTTTTTCGCAATGAAATTATTTCGTAAAAATACTTCACACTTACCAATATTGAAGCAATTATTGAAACAATGTAAAAAACTATTTTTAAATCTTCTGGTAATGTACTTAAACTTACTCCTAATGTCGTTGCGTTTAATACGTTTACTGGCTCTTTTAATGTGTCTATAATCGTTCTCATTAGCTTACATAAATTATGCTTTCGCTTGTCTCGTTATCTGATATATATTCGATTGTTTGCACCTCGGTATCGCCCGTTAAAATAGCTTGTCCACGATTAAATATTTGATTGCCTATGTTAATCGTAAAATCATAATTCCCAAATGGTAAATCATTCAAATGGTAATCACCAATTATATTATCGTTTATGTAAATCGTAAACTCTGCAAATCTTGTACTTGATGTTTTGTTTTCGAGCTTACAAACATGGTCTAATTTATCAAATCCATTGAATAAATTTATTGTATAGTTATTCATGTTTTGGGTAAAATCCCCATATATTATAAAATCGTTTTGTCCTTGTTCTAAATTTATCATTGCAAAAAAAAAGCGATGCGATTAAACGCACCGCCTATTTATTTTTAAAGGTTAATATTAATTAGCCGCTGTATTGAAATCAAATCCACCAACCGCTGCAGTTGAACCGGGTGCGATTGCATTGATTGACGTTGCACTTGCTGAACTCAAAGCTGGCATTGGATCCGCTTCCATTGATTGAAATGTGAATGTATATCCATTCATATCACCGATTGCTTGACCGCCTTCACCTACCATTGTAGATAAAACCGCACCTCTAGTGTTTCCAAGTAACCAATATTTACCCATGTTATCTAAAGCAACAACACGAATTTCACGATTCTTTGCAAGTAACAAAAATTCGTTTCTTTTTATCACGTCTCTTTTAGAGATATTAACACTTAATTCAGTTGTGTAGAATACAGTTCCATTTGCGTTTGAAATCGTTGCTGTTTCTGTTAATTTCGCTGTATCTTTTGCGAATTTGTATTGATAGAAATCACCACTACCACCCGCTAAAGTAACTTCACCCGCAGTAACTGTTTGAACCTCGAAATTGACACCAGCAAAAACATAGATAGTATTAATACCACCTAATGCGCTCATGCAATCTAAAGGCATTGTTTGTAATATATTACAAGCCATAATTATAATTTATTTTAAAGTTGAAAAATAAGGGGCTTTTACACCCCTTGTTTATTTATTATTTGTTTGATACTACTTGAGATGCATAAACCGCTGTTCCTAATCTAAATTTCGCATTGAAATTCATAATGTCATCAGCTTGGTTGTAGTAGAATTTAAATGTATCCATTTCATCTAATAAACCTGTTCCAAAGAATATGTATTTTTTAGGAGCAATGATTACACGAGCTGCATCGTTGATACCAGGCGCTGCAAACACTGTGATGTTTGTGCCAGGGAATACGAATGAGCTAGGAGCGTTCACACCACTTGCATTTGAAACTTGCGCGAATTGTCCGATAACACTTGCACCTGTATTAATCAATGCTGCAACTAACGCTTGGTAATTAGCATAAGATGTGTACATGATTAAATCATCTTCAGTTTGTAATTCTGGTGTTAATGAACCAACGTTTAACCAAAATTCAGAAATTGCAGTTGATGAAGTCCACGCAGTATAAGCACCCGCTGAATTTATTGAACCTTGAGCGTTTTCAGTTTGGTATAATAACCCTGTTAATGTAGCTCCGTCTCCTTGCCAAATTGTGTTTTCTACATATTTAGCAATGTTTGCCATTTTGTTGTTTGCAATCAATTCCTCGAAAGGTACTGTTTCTTGATTAGCCGCTGCACCTAATTGAGATGAAGTCCATTTGCTTCTTAAATCTTCAGGACATAATTGCTCCTTTAACATTTTAGAACCTACTACTAAAGGAATTTGAGAGAATACAGTTGCGTTTGAACCTACTTGGCCTGCTGCAAATCCACAGGTTGCATCTTTGATGTCAACTGTTGAATTCATAACATTGATTGATGAAGTTCCTGCTGTTTTTCCTGCTTCGATTGTTACGAAATCAGTTGTAAAAGACTTCAATAATGCCGCACTGATTAGGTCGGTTGATAATTGGTCTGTATATGCTGGTAATGCGCTTACGTTAAATGACATAGTTTATTTTTTTAATTGATTTTTAATTTGTTTTAATTTGTCGATTTTTGAGAATGTTGAAATTTCTTCAACTTCAGTTTTTTTGATTGGTGCCGCCGCTGGTGCTTTTGAAAACATTTTAACGGATTCTTTTAAAGAAGCAATTTCGCTACCCAATTCAGATAAAGTCTCGTAAACTAATTGCATTGGGTCGTGAGCTGGTGCTACTTCAACCGCTGCTGCTTCTACAACTACTTCAACTGGTGCTTCAGTTTCAGGTGCTTCATCTTCAACTATCATGATTTCGGTAATTAAACCCAACTCATCTGTTTTAAAAATTGTTCCATCTTCCATAGTGTGCTCGCCTGCACCTACTAGATTATTTTCAGAATCAAAAACAGGATAACCTACTTCTATTTTTTCAGTTGTCAATTCCGTTCCATCCATCAAAATAATCTTTTCTAAAGAAACTTCCATCCCTAGAATTTCTCGAATTTGATTTAATTTAATTTTGTACATATTAGTAAATATTTAGTTTAAAGTTTTTAACAATTTTTGTGAATAACTATTTATTATCGGGTAAAAATCCATGATTCGGTTGGTCGTATGGAGCTGTCCCCGCAAGACCTGGTGCACGTCCTTTGTTGATTACTTTCTCTTTAGCATTAATATAATATTTACGCCAAAAGTGTTTGCAATTTGCACCGCCACTATACTTCCAAATATCATAAACATCTGTACCACGAGGCCCAAATCCTGGATTAACTGGAGCTTGTGCTATGGCTTTAATTTCTGCAAATGTGAAATAGGTTTCTAATGATAATAACGTTCTACAAAATGTCCTTTCAGCTGGCGGCCCATCGTATTTGTACACCGTCAATCCTTCTTTGTAGCCTTGCGGTGGAATGAAATTTTCGTCATATTCTACTACGTCAAACTCCATTAAATCACTTGCTTTGATTCCTAATGTCTTTGCAAGTTCCAAGGCCTTATCTTCGTCGAATTCTAAGATAGCTTTTATCTGATTAAACTTTTCCTCGTTCTCATATTCCTCAAACAAACCTTCAACACTAAAGCCTTTTAACTCGCCGTTCTTAACTCTTTGCCAAGTTTCTTTATCTTCAATTTGCATCGATACCATCCACGTTCCTATCGGTACATCGTAGCCATATTTCTGAATTGCCTTGTCGTTTTCATCTTCCACAATCCATGATTCATAAACATACGTTTCTGTTTTCTTAACGTTCTCATGGTCTTGATTCACATCGTTCGTGCGGGCCTCTTTCATAAACTTTTTTGCAATTTTTAAAATAGTTTCTTTGCTAAAAATTACATCGTAATAATTACCATTGTCATCCATGCGAACTATCTTGAAATCAGGTATCATGGCTGGCCCGATTACAATTTGCAAATCATTATCAAACCGATACTTTTCTACTTGCTTATTGAAATACATGAAATCAATTTCGATGGCGGGTTCCTCAACTAATGAGATTTTATCAACTCCACCCTCTTCACTAATTACTAATTCTATTAATTTTCTATTCATTATAAACGTGCTATTTGTTTTAATTTTAAATTGGCTTCTATTTGTGAGGTCATCTCACTAGCTACTACATACGTTTTAAATATCGGATTCGCTTGATTTTTATTTGCAAAGCTTACACCGCCACCCGCTTCGTTAATACTTGATAATAAGTTACCAAACATGGCTGTTGATTTCGCATTAATAACCGATTCTCCATTTGATAAATTTGCAATAATACTATCACTTGTAGAAGTTCCCATACCTTGAACAAGTCCACCTGTTGCAAATTTGGATGGAGTTGGTTTTGCTGCATCCATTCCACCGCTTTCGGTAGCTTTTGCTGCATTGATTTCAGAAATACTTTTTGCCGCTTGTACTATGATTGATGCAATACCGATTCCCGCACTAATATTATTGGCTGTAATTGGTCCAACCGCTGCCGCTCCTAAAGATGCTGCCGATGCTGGACTAGCTAAGAAGCCCGCATTTGCTTTTTGAGTACTTGATATAATTCCCGCAATGGATGCCGCCTTTTCAATAACTACACCACCGATTGCAACCGCTTTACTTTTGCCCGCAATATCTTGTAATAAATTGCCCGCTTG